ATGAACGACTTGTCCATTTTCCCTGCCGACATTGCTGAGATGTCTGTTTCCCAGCTGGCCAACCTACCTGCGCAGCAACTGGTGGAGGTCGATACCAATTTGGATCAGGCCATTGCCTGGCTCAAAGCGGCTCGCACAAAACTGGATGGTGCTCTGGACCAACGCTTCGGTGCACAAGGTCGCGAGAGCCTCAACGCTTCTGGGCGTGATTTCGGAACCGCACACGTCAAAGCCGATGGCTTGCACGTGAAGTTCGATCTGCCCAAGAAAGTCTCCTGGGATCAGAAGAAGCTCAAGACCATCGCCGAGCGCATCGTCGCCTCTGGCGAAGCCATTGAGAGCTACCTCGACGTCAAGTTGTCGGTGCCTGAATCCCGGTACACGAACTGGCCCCCCGCATTGCAGCAGCAATTCGCCGATGCCCGTACGGTCGAGGCAGGCAAGCCCTCTTTCCACATTTCCCCTGAATCGGAGGTCTGATCATGAATCAGCAATTGATGCCGTTCGACTATGAAGGTCGAGAAATTCGTGTCGTGAAAGACGAGCAAGGTGATCCCTGGTTTGTCGCAGCTGACGTGTGCGCGGTCCTGCAACTGCCGGAAACTCACAAGGCGGTTGCCCGTCTGGACGATGACGAAAAGGATCGGAATTCAATTCCGACCCCTGGCGGGAGTCAGTCCATGACCGTGGTCAGCGAGTCTGGCCTCTACAACCTCGTGCTTGGTAGTCGTAAAGCGGAAGCAAAACGATTTAAGCGTTGGGTCACGCATGAGGTTCTGCCCGCCATCCGTAAGACCGGCTCTTATGCCGTGCCTGCGATGGCTGCATTGCCCGCACCTACTCAAGACCGAGTTACCTCGCTGCTTCTGATTGGTGAGGCAGTGGCTAAGGTGCCGGGGGTGAAGGCGGGCATTGCAATGGCGGCGACGCTGACCTGCATTCATGAAAACACCGGCCTGGCCATCGAGACTTTGCGCCGTGCGCTGCCCGCAGCCAACGAGCCGATCTGCTCACTCAATGCCACGCAACTGGGCAAGCTGATCGGCCTCTCGGCCAAGACCACCAACTTACGCTTGGCCAACCTGGGTCTGCAGGTGCGCAACGAGCGTGATGAGTGGGAGCTGACCGAACCGGGTGAGGCATGGGCGGAGGCGATGCCGTACTCGCGCAACGGCCACAGTGGTTACCAGATCCTCTGGAATCCGAGCGTCGCTCAAGAACTGCGTGAGGTGGCGTGATGGGACTTCCAATCATTACCGCTGATCAGCGCCTGCGCGAGAAAAAAGGCGTGAAGTTGGTTCTGCTCGGCAAGAGCGGCATCGGCAAGACCACCCAGCTCAAGACCCTGCCTGAAGACAAGACCTTGTTTGTCGACCTCGAGGCCGGAGACCTGGCTGTCAAAGACTGGCGCGGTGACTGCGTGCGCCCAACCACCTGGCCTGAATTCCGTGACCTGGTTGTGTTCTTGGCTGGTCCCAACCCTGCACTGCCACCTGAGGCTCCGTATTCGCAGGCGCACTACGCGCATGTCTGTGAGCAGTACGGCGATCCCGCTCAGTTGGCCAAGTACGACTGCTATTTCGTGGACAGCATCACTGTGCTGGCGCGACTGGCATTGATCTGGGCAAAGACACAACCCCAGGCGATTTCCGATCGCACTGGCAAACCTGACACCCGTGGTGCTTATGGGTTGTTGGGCTCGGAAATGCTGGGTGCGCTCATGCACCTGCAACACGCACGCGGCAAGCACGTCGTATTCGTGGCCATCTTGGACGAGCGCCTGGATGACTTCAATCGCAAGGTGTTCGTCCCGCAGATCGAAGGTTCCAAAACGGCAGCCGAACTGCCCGGCATCGTCGATGAGGTCGTGACGCTCGCAGAGATCAAGAGCGATGACGGTGAGCCGTATCGCGCCTTCGTGACACACACGCTCAACCCCTATGGCTTTCCGGCCAAAGACCGTTCGGGCCAGCTCGAAATGCTCGAACCACCAAACCTGCTCGCGCTCATCGAAAAGTGCGCAGCCGCAACCCAACCCCAAAACATCAAGGAGTAAACCATGTCCGCCTGGAACGATTTCAACGACGCTGAACAACAACAATCATTTGACCTGATTCCCAAGGGCACGGTGGCCCCGGTGCGCATGACGATCAAGCCCGGTGGCCATGACGATGCAGCTCAAGGCTGGACCGGTGGCTATGCAACCCAGAGCTTTGAGACGGGCAGCATCTTCTTGGCCTGTGAGTTCGTGATCCTGGACGGTGAATATGCCCGACGCAAGATGTGGTCGAACGTCGGCTTGCACAGCTCCAAGGGTCCCGCTTGGGGAAACATGGGTCGCACCTTCATCCGTGCGGTGCTCAACTCCTCGCGCAACATCCAACCGCAGGACAACTCCCCGCAAGCCGCTGCCGCGCGTCGCATCCAAGGCTTCAATGAGCTCGATGGCATTGAGTTCGTGGCGCGCATCGATGTGGAAAAAGATGGTCGCGGTGAGATGCGCAACGTCGTGAAGATGGCGGTGGAGCCGGATCAGACGGATTACCCCCGTGGGGCCACATCGGCTGCACCACGTCCTGCTGCGACCTACCAAGCACCTCCTGCCAGCAGCGCTCCCGCTCAGGCTCAACGCACAGCTGTCTCGGGCAAACCGAGCTGGGCTCAGTAAGGAGGGTGAATGAAATGCTGGGTCTGCAACAGACAGGCCCGGGGTTTTGGCCACACCGACAACCGTCACGGTGTGGGCAATCCCCGGCGCTACCCAATCGACTGGGTTTTTTGCTCGAAAAAATGTCAGAACACGTTCCATGCGATGTACGGGAACTGGCAGCGCGTGCTCGATGGGCGGATCGATATCAAGGAGGTCACCATGATCGATCCCTCTGATATTGAACTGGCCTCAATGAAGAAATGCCTCAAGGCATTCGGTGAGTCGGCTGGCGAGATTGGATTCGACAAACCGCTGGGTGAGTATTCAGAAGCGGAAGCTCTGCGCGTCATCGATGCCATCGTGACGTGCTGGACCGACGCCATGCTGGCGCATCACGAGCAGACGAAGTTTCCGCCCGTGCGTGGCCTGCCACCAACGCCTGATCCTCTGGCCCATCCGTTCGCGGATCTGGAGGATGACTTGCCCTGGGTGGTGGAGGGAGACAAGAAATGATGGATTTCAACTCCTCCTCCAGCATCGCGGGCCAGGTCAGCGCGCTGATCGATGCCGGAATGCAGCGTGAACATGCCAAGCAACGCCCGAGAAGTTACCTCGGCGCGTCCCGCCTGGGCGTCTCATGCGAGCGTGCCTTGCAGTACGAGTTCGCCAAGGCTCCCGTGGATCCCGGGCGGGAACATCCTGGTCGCTTGCTGCGCATCTTTGAGCGTGGTCATCGCTCCGAGGACAGCATGATCCAGTGGCTGCGTGATGCCGGGTTTGACCTGCGCACGACCAAAGCCAATGGTGAGCAATTTGGGTTTGCTGCGCTCGATGGTCGCCTGGCCGGACACATTGACGGCGTGATCGTTGGCGGTCCCGATGGATTCAAGTACCCCGCTTTGTGGGAGAACAAATGTCTTGGTTCCAAGTCGTGGCGTGACCTCGAGAAGAACAAGCTAGCCATCTCCAAGCCGATCTATCACGCTCAAGTGGTGCTGTATCAGGCCTACCTGGAGCTGCACGAAAACCCTGCGGTTTTCACGGCAGTCAACGCCGACACCATGGAGATCTACACCGAGCTCGTGCCCTTTGATGCGGCATTAGCGCAGCGCATGTCAGACCGTGCACTCAAGGTGATCTCTGCAACCGACGCGGGCGAGCTGCTCGTTCGCGCCTATCAAGACCCCACTCATTTTGAATGCCGGATGTGCGCATGGCAGGACCGGTGCTGGAGACAAAGCAATGACGGACGCTAATCAAATCCTCACCGAAAGACTGGTCGATGCACGCGAGGCAGCGTACTGCCTGAAAGTGCCCATCTACCTACTCACCCATCCCAAAGAGCGCCAGCGTCTTGGCCTGCCGCATTACCGCGTCGGCAAGATGGTCCGCTTCAAGGTCAGTGAGTTGATGGCTTGGATGCAAGCGAAAGCAGAAGCAGAGGCGAAAGGAGAGTCGTCGGATGCTTGATTTCAATGACAACGACTCAGCTGCACACAAAGACACAGACGCTACTCGGGAGCAGTTGCGTGCGTCGCTGATCTATCGCCTGGAATCGGTGCTGAGCACTCTGTTTCCCGCTGGCAAGAAGCGCCGTGGCAAGTTCCTGATGGGCGATGTCTTGGGCAGTCCCGGCGACAGCCTGGAGGTCGTCCTTGATGGGGAGAAGGCTGGACTGTGGACCGATCGCGCCACGGGCGACGGCGGAGATGTCTTTGGTTTGATTGCTGCTTACCTTGGGGCAGACGTTCAATCCGACTTTCCTCGGGTGTTGGACTACGCGGCGGATCTGGTTGGCCAGGCAGTACCGACCCAATCACGTAAAGCCAAGAAGGAAGCTCCGGTCGACGAGTTGGGACCAGCCACGGCCAAGTGGGATTACTTTGACCCCGCCGGACATCTGATCGCAGTGGTCTATCGCTATGACCCGCCCGGGGGCAAGAAGGAGTTCCGTCCATGGGACGCCAAGCGTCGCAAGATGGCCCCACCCGATCCTCGCCCCCTGTTCAACCAACCGGGGATGGTCAGTGCCGATCGGGTGATCTTGGTTGAGGGTGAGAAGTGTGCCCAGGCATTGATCGCCGCTGGAATCACAGCCACGACTGCCATGCACGGGGCCAATGCACCGGTGGACAAAACCGACTGGTCACCACTCACAGGCAAGGCCGTTTTGATCTGGCCCGACCGAGACAAGCCAGGCTGGGAGTACGCCATGGCGGCTGCGCAAGCTGTCTTGGATGCGGGCGCTCATTCCTGCGATGTGCTTTTGCCGCCCGATGACAAGGCTGATGGCTGGGACGCTGCCGATGCAATGGTCGAGGGCTTTGATGTGACCACGTTCATTGCCTCTGGGCCGCGTATGTGCGTGAAGACCACCAAGGCCATGACGACTCAAGACGCCACGGTGTGGGCGACCGATGATGCGCTGACGCTGGCGTTCACATCTCGCTATGCCGACGAGTGGCGCTATTGCGCGGCTTGGGGAAAGTGGCTGGTGTGGACCGGTTGCCGCTGGCAACCCGATGAGACCTTGATGTCCCATCACCTCATTCGCGCCATCTGCCGTGAGGCCGCACTCAAGGTGGACTCGCATCGTCTGGCAGCCAAGTTACTCGCCAGCAGCACAGTGGGTGGTGTCGATCGCATGGCTAGATCAGATCGCCGTCATGCATCCACCACTGAGGAGTGGGACGCAGACCTGTTCTTGCTCAACACCCCTGGTGGCGTAGTGAACCTCAAGGTGGGTGTCACGCGTCCGCATGACCGTGCAGACCGCATGACCAAGATTGCGACGGCCACACCAAAGGGCGACTGTCCACAGTGGAAAGCGTTTTTGAACGACGTGACCGGCGGCGACCTGCTTTTGCAGGAGTACTTGCAGCGCATGGCGGGGTACTGCCTGACCGGGGCAACCAGTGCCCACGCCTTGTTCTTCCTGTACGGAACCGGCGCGAACGGCAAGTCGGTGTTCGTCAATACCTTGGCCAGCATCTTGGGCGACTACGCAACGAGCGCACCCATGGACACCTTCATGGATGCCCGAGGTGATCGACACCCGACTGATCTGGCTGGACTGCGCGGCGCACGCTTTGTCGCGTCAGTGGAAACCGAGCAAGGCAGGCGCTGGAACGAGTCGAAGGTCAAAGCCATCACGGGTGGTGACAAGGTGTCTGCTCGCTTCATGCGACAGGACTTCTTCGAGTACATCCCGCAGTTCAAGCTATTGATCGCAGGCAACCACAAGCCATCGATTCGTAACGTGGATGAGGCGATGAAGCGGCGTCTGCACTTGATCCCTTTCACGGTGACGATCCCGCCCGAGAGGCGTGACGGCAAGCTTACCGAGAAACTGTACGCAGAGCGCGACGGTATTTTGGCCTGGGCGGTCGAAGGGTGCCTCGCATGGCAGCGCGATGGGCTGCGTCCACCCGAGTGCGTGGTCTCAGCAACCGAAGAGTATTTCGAAGCAGAAGATGCCTTAGGCCAATGGATCGAAGAGCGGTGCATTTTGAGCAAGACCCATCGCGAAGGCGTATCTAACCTTTTTACTGATTGGCGTGAGTGGGCCGAGCGTGCTGGCGAGTACGTGGGCTCGATAAAGCGGTTCTCGGAGCTGATGTCGACCCGCAAGTTCGAGAAATGCCGACTGCATGGCGGTGCGCGCGCAATCGCG